ACGAATGTAATTATTTCCGAATTCAAGGATATATGCTTGTATAGTAGAGAAGATAAAAGGAATTAATCTTGTTTTATTTGCTTCTGTTTTAACAGCAGCAATGAATCTTGTACCTGGTCTCTTATCGACAGGTCCATGAGGAAAGACATAAAAATTTTCTAATTTAGATACAGCATCTTTATACTTAGCAAGTTCATGTCGTCCTTCTAATAAAGGACTGAACTCACCTGCTGTGAAGTTAGTCTGAAAAGTATCAGCTCTAATTCCAGATTCTGCTGGTTTTTTTGTCGCCATTAAAGGTCACCTGATCCGATACTTGTTCCTTTGAACCTTGAATCTAACCATAGATTTGCTTCTAAATCGTCTGGGTAGTTAACTTGAGCATCAACTGATTTAGCATCTTTAAGATGTAACCTATAAAGACCTATTAATTCTTCAGCTAATGTACTGCTTTGAGTTAATCGCTCTGCGATGGTACTAGCTAAGCGAACCGCCAAGGCTTGAACAAACATAGAATCATACTCAGTGACTGTTTCATTTTTATAGACATACTTTATATTGATCGGATTAGAATCTGTGAGAATAAAACGACCTTCAATTTTATATTTAGGATTATCTTCTACTTCAATTAATCTTATTAAGTCAGTAGGCATGTCGAATCTATGATTGAATCCATAGATAGGAGTAGTTGCGTCTAAAGAAGGAGTACCTTGTTTTATTGCAAAATTCCAAGTATGATCGCGTAATACAGAATCTCTAACAGTTTCATAAACTGTATTTATTGTGTTGGCAGCTGCTGTACCGTCAGAGAAACTAGTAATACTGTTATCTCCAACATGCATAAGAGCTAAATTTGCTATTTCTACTTTTGAATTGGCCATAGTAAAGTCCTCCCGGCCGAAACCGGGAGTCCAGTTTTAGGTTATCAATCTACAACATACATTATGTATGCGTGAATAGTACCTGTAGCTGCAGCGCCAGCCATTGTTAAAGAAACAACGGTTTCAGCTGTGAATGTGTACCCAGCAAAGGTATCAATTTTACCAATGAGGGGAACCATAACACCAGCTGAAGCAGAACTAGCAGCTGCCATGAAACGATCAGGATCATCAGCATCGCCAAGGGCCAAAGTAGTACTTGAGGCCAAGGCGTCATGCCAAATCTTAAAATCGATCACGCGAGCGTCAGCAGGCATCTTAAACAACTGAATAGTTGATGGATCTGCCAATGCAGACGCTTCATATGTATCGTACATTACTCGAACACGACCGTGAGCATCCCTCGGGAGGATATGATCAACAGGCGTAGTCGTTATTTTGGTGTAATTTACACCGCTAACTGTAGCCATTAGAATATCTCCTTAAGATTATGGTTCGTCACATTTGATCTCGATCATTTTCTCTTCTTCCATTCGGACAGCGCCGAAAGAAGCAGCAGAATAAACTTGAGTCGAGTTTCGTTTGTCGCGTCTAGGACCAATTTCAGCCTGAATTTCTGAACCCATAGCAAGCAGCATGCCTGAATGAACCCAGCAAGGCAGACGTCGATGACTAGAGCCATCTGTTAATAGTCGCTCACACTCGATGAATTTGAATCCCATGTAGTATGGAACTTCACCATGTACAAGCGCCTTGATCTCACTAGTATCAACATTTTGAATTAGTGAGTTGGCCAACAAATCAGTCATTTGAATAGCTGAAATGGCAATATAGCGAGGTTCTGATTTGTCATTTTGTGCTGCGATCAGCTTTTGACGAGCGTTTCGTAGTTTATCAATGATCAGACCAGTAGTCGCGGAACCAGTTTCAGCATAGTTCACTGCGATTTGTTGTCCAGCCGGAAATGTAGTACTCGTTGATCCGGTCTTTCCAGTGTACGCCGTACCGAACATATTTTCGATAATGACGTCATCTAGAGAACGACCTAGAGCAAATGCTGCATTCTGTGCATACGGAGAAGTCGGGTCAATAAGCAATCGGATACGATCCTTACGGTCGATCAGATCAGCCCAATCGAAATCTCTTAAATGGCAGCGTCTTCGATCGTGAGGAGTTTCAATCAAAGGTGTAACTGCGTGTCGAGTAAGAACTTCAACTGCAGCCGTTGCTCCAATACGATCGTAGAACTGGAATTCAGCATTCTGAGTCTCATTCCGCACGTACGGGCGCATGACAGAACCCTTCTGTTGAAGAAGGAATTCTACATTTGCTCTGTACTGTTGTACAAACGCGGTAGTTATCTGATTAGACATCAGTCAATCCTCAGAAAGTGTTAATAATAGATGCTAAATCGCTTGAGCTACCCGACAGCGGACCCTTGCTTCCCCTTTTACATCCGAGGCATGAGATGACGGACCATTACTTAATAGCTACCCGGTTTTGGTTTTTTCTTCTTTTTCTTTTTCATTTATTCCTCAGTAGGCGGATACGCGAAATCATGCAAGGCAGTCATTCGTGTGATTGCTTCTTCATGAGCAGGACCTGATCCATGATACGCTTCCATGAACTGAGCATTACCCTGTAATTGAGCGATTTCAGATTTAGCTTGGTCAGGAGTAAGAACAGACGTACCCTGACGCCCTGCTCTTCCCTGTGACCCTTTCTCCAGGAGTTGGGCTCCGATTTTAGCAGCGAATTTTATCATCTCTGGGTGGTTACCTAAACGACTTTCGTCGAGGTACTGTTTTAAATTATCGCTACCAAATTCTTCAACCGCGGCCTTAGCTGATTCTAACTGATCATTGTAAGCAAGACCAAACTCTTGTCGAATATCTATATCCCATTGTTTCTCCGTATCAGCCGTAGTATTATTTTGCTTTTCAGTAAACTGTCCTGAAAAATCAGAATATGACTTGTACATTGCCTGCGCTTGTTTCTGGCTTAATCCTGCATCGTGCATGGATTTCCTAAAGAACTTTTCCATTGAAGCTACGTCTTCAGTTTGAGGAGTTCCTTCAGGAATATCAAACTCGTATCCTTTACCTTCTTCTCCAGTAGGTCGTCCTACAGAATCGTAGAATCGTGACCATTCAGAAGGATCTGCTTCTGCTACTGGCATAGGCAAGCGTTGCTGACCTATCATTTCCTGAGCAGAGATATAAGATTTTGCCATACCATTAACATCATTAATATCTTGCAAGGCGGTATGATCCTTGAATTCTGGTGCTAAATGATCTTTAAAGTTAAATGGTCCTTCTGTTAACGTAGTTGCTGGTTCTGCCGTCTCTGTCATATCAGGGGCAGAAGCTCCACCGTCATCAATTGCCATACGTAATCTCCTGTTCAATTTCGTCCATTAACTTATGAAAATAACTAGCATCTTTATTAATGAACTTTATTAATGATAAAACCACGGATCTTTTGCCATCTTTATTGGCAGTTTCACAGCATGTCTGTCCTATATTATACACTGGATCTACAACATATTGTGATTTAATTAGATGCTTTAAAACTCTTCTTCCAGAATCAGTGTTGAAAATAGCTTGACAATCATCATGAACTGCTGATCGTTTTTCTAATGTTTTTCGCATTTATAGGGACACAAGATAAGGTTGTTCTTAAAGGTTGATTTTTTAATACTGATTTAGCTTTATCAAAGCAATTAATTTTAGATTCATAATATCCTAGTACTTCTACACGATCGACCATATATGGTTGAGAAAAGATAATAAACAGCAACACCCACATTACTGATTAGCGGCGCCCTGCATTAAACTCTGCGCCTTCGCTACGTCTACTCCTCCAGAAGCGGCTCTTTCCATATCTTGTTTCTGCATCTCTTGTTCTTGGGCCTGCATCCTAGCTTGTCTTATCTGCGTTACTTTTTGTTTGTTTTCAAGTATGGCTTCTGGGGCATCTAATAAATCGTGAGCCCATTCAAAGTATTTATCCCCGTTAAAGTTATCTGCCATTTCTGGTTTGATATTGATAAGAGGAACAAAGGCTTCTAATAATCTAGTGACATTTTGTAATTGTGTGGATTTCTGGGCTCTTGCAACAGGAGAAGAATATTCTATA